AAAGTATTGTTTCTGGAAGTCTAGATATGGGTCTAGACTTCCATCATTTTTTTGTACATTCACGATTGCATTGCTGAGTGTATGAGCAAACTGAAGTGCATGATGGTTCTTGTTCTCATTGTATGGATACATCATAGCAAACCCAGCACAGGTTTCTGGAAGACCAGCAAAGTTAGGACACACAACGATATTTTTTGCAGATAAAGCCTCGATAGCAGCGAGACAACTTGTCTCAGGCCAAATAGAAGGATAAGCAAAGATATGCGAACGAACAAGAGCTTCACGAATTTCTTCGTTAGAAACTGATCCATGATATGTAATTTTTTCATTTGACCTACAACGATCAAATAATTCCTTATATTGGTCGTCCCTTTGCTCCCAACCATAAATCTTGAATGAAGAATATACATCAAGATGAATATTATCAAACATTTTGCATAGTTCTTCAAAGACAGGAACAAGAATTTCTAATCCACGATGTGGTGTTGTATGATAAATCAGACGAACTGTACCATCATACACTTTTTTCTCTACAGGAATAGGCTCAATTGCATTCTTGATGACCATACATTCCTGATAAGGAAGACCAGAAGTAAGATTGTATAACTGCATTTGCCAATCAGACACACAAACAATCTTATCAAACCTCTTTCTAGAAGAAGCATCTGTCAAATGTTCTGATTCTGGATCATTGGGCAGATCGTGCAACCAAAGAATCTTCTTCTTATCAGGATCAAGGTCTCTGACACGAGAAGGAATTATTTGAAATTGATTGAGAAGATCAGGAGATAATGAACTATGCAATCTTTCTTGCATGAGTTCTGTGCCGCCACGGGCGTTTTGGTTTAATTCATTCTTTTCCATCACAGTATCCTCATAATAATTTAAAAATTTTATTCTTTTGTCTTGATAAAACTTGGTAGAGTTATTTCAGTTTTTTCATCTTGAATTTTTAAAAGCATTCTTGCACACAATGTTAAGATACTCCAAGCACAAAATCCAATCAAAGCACCAGAAAGAAGAATATTATCATTTGACATAGGTAAATTATAATATTCAATTCCAGGGATTGATCCTATAATTGCTGTAGCTGTACTTACGCTAGAACGTATAGCAGCATCCCACACATTTTTAGGTCTATAAAATGCCATGAACGTAGCTCCACCAACAAAGCCTCCAACACCAGATAAAATTTTTCCTATCATAGGAGTTATAATAAAATCGGACATTGGAAAACTTTCTGTTTTGTTTCGTATAACATATTTATATTTTTTAAAAATTGTCGTCTTTGCCGGTAGTTTCTTCGATATATATTTCAAGATCGTTGAATCCACCAATAGCTACATCATTATTTAGGATGTATGGGGCGCTCTTTACGTTAGGATATTGTGCAATAAATTCGTTTACTCCAATATCTTCTCCGATAGTCAAATATGTGAATGGAATCTTCTTCAACTCAAGAAGATTCTTTGCCTTAGTACAATACCCACAATTATGTTTTCCGTATACGGTAATCATGCGCCAATTTCCTTGATAGCTCTCTTCCAAGGACCAAATGCACGAGGATCATTACCTTCAATCCGAATGAACTTTTTATTTGTCTCATTCTTGTTTGGATTCTCAACTGTAATCATGGTACGCTTCCCCTTGCTCCACATCTTTAACTGACGAAGCAAAGTTGTTCCTGCAGTAACATCTCTACGAACTGAATTGCTAGTCTTTCTTGAAATTGTTGGCTGGCTACCGCTAGAAGTATACCCTGCTCTTGTCTTCTTCTTACCCATAATATATCACCTTTCCGCTAATGAACTTACTGTTGTCTCATATGTAGTTTCACAGACAATGCATTTCATATATACAGTGCCTTTTGTACTAGTAAAAAAATTTTGAATGAAGTCTGTGATTATCAAACTTCTGGTTCCAATTTGACATGAGGGACATTCACCAACTACGGACATGACCCCCATATCATTTATGACACGTATTGGTTTATTACTTCTTCTTGGTATTTCGAACAACTGTTTTCTTTACCTTTTCAGCTACCTGATTGACTTCTTCTTCAGCCTTCTTGACTGTCTTCTTTGCCTTTGTAGCTACCTTCTTAACTTCCTGCTTTACTTCTTCTTCAACCTTAGCAACTTCAACCTTGATCTCTTCTTCGATCTTAGCGACTACGGTTTCTACCTTGGCTTCAATAGTCTTAGCAAGCTCTACAGTTGCTTCCTTTGTTTCAGCAACAATAGCAGTTTCAACCTTAGTAATAGCATCTTCAAACTTCTTGACTTCTTGCTTGATTTCTTCTTCTACAACCTTCTTAGTTCTAGGCCAAATTAACCAACCAATAATACCAAAAGCAATTAATACAACAAACAATTCCATTTTATCATCTCCTCATATATTTTTCAAGTGTGCCTTATGCACTTTAACTTGTATCCAACAATTATAAAAATCTTCACTTTCCAAAACTTTTAGGTCAAATTGATATTTCGCTTCGAAATAATTGCACTCACCTTTTGTTTTACAAAGACGAAGTATTTCTCGTTTAAAGTTTGATGCACCCACTTGAGCAACATCTTCTTGTAGTTCTTTATTGGAACCATAATATGTTTTCCAATCAGATTCTACCAGACTTCTTTTCTTTTTTCCCTTAACTTGTTTTGTCTTGGTCTTTTTAAGAAGCTTCTTACCTATATATCTTCTGTTATTAGTAAGGTTTGTAATTTGATATACAAACCCAACATAATTATCAATTATATCGGATTCAATTATTGTAGAATCATGTAACCACGGATTTTCATAAGACATATAGGGTTCTCCTTCAACCCTATTTAGTTGTACTGTTATGGGTCTATTGCACCATCATCATCATCGTCATACCAATCACCATCATCTTCATATCTTAACTTTGAACCACAAAATGGACAAAATTCTGGGTCTGTGATGTTATCATGTATAACTTGAAATTCTGCTTCACACTCGCTACATGTAATTTCCTTATCGCTCATTATTCTCTCCTTAACAAGTAACTTTAATTTGGGTTGGACATTGCGGGTTATTGCATACGAATGACATAGCTTTATTTAGTTCGCTGCCCATACCACAAACGCTGCAACCTTGATACACAGTCGGTGGCCAAAGATTAGTTGTTCTTGGATAATCTCTTGGCCATTGAATGTCCATTGTTTGTGCTGGTTTGGTTGTATCAGGAACGTAAGTGTTATCTTTATGAAACTCTTGCTTCGCTGCTTCCCAACCAGCTTTGAAACCAAGTTCATAAGGAGACGGTGGCGCAAACTCTGACATAAATTTAACACAACGCTCCATAAGCGCATCATACTTATGTTTGTAATTTTCAGTCATCTTTTCCCTCCAATGCTTTGCGGGCGATTACGATGCGTTCAGACAATATCTGCGCAATGTTGAGCGTGTTGATCACAGAACTCTTTGACCATTCAATTTCATATTCTTCTGCTACCTTAACCAACGCTGCCTCCAACTCCCTAATGCGGTCGGCGGCCTCATCTAGCTCGGCAATTCCTTCATTGCGCAGCCGCTTCACAAGATCATCAGTCATTCAGGCACCTTTAGCTTTGCATCTTGCATCATGCGGGCGGCAATCAGGTCAGAAGATGACGGGGCGCAGTTGTTCATCTCGCACCATTGATGGTATGCGGCCAGCCATTTGGCATCATCCTTTGTGACCGACTCCAGCTTTTCGATGCGGTTGTTCAGTCGAACATTTTCTTTAGCAACAGCTTCAGCAAATTGTTCAACTGGCATTTCAAGTTTATCAATCATATTTTTCTCTCCAATGCTTTTTCCGCAACAGCACAAGCATATCTATTTCTAACCATGTATGGTATTTCTTCAGAGTTTAGCGTTACGACAACATCACTCAATGTTTTTTCTAGCTCCTTGATGCGAACAGCAGCCTTGTTGAAAGCGTCAAAATAGAGTTTTGTCTGCCCTTTCAATTTTTCGTTGTGTTCATTCAAACGAATATTTTCTTTAGCAACAGCTTCAGCAAATTGTTCAACTGGCATTTCAAGTTTATCGCTCATATTAAAGTTCCTTTGTATTTACATTTATCCCCGTGATATCTTGCAAAAATATTTGGCTGGATTTCTTTATCACAGTGTTCGCATTTTTTCTTGGGTGTGTTTATTCTATGTTGCCTTATTTTTTCACGAGTTTCTTCAGAAACAAATCTACCAATCATCTTTTGCCTTATTTTTTCTTTTTGTAAATCTGTTTTTGTTCTACCTTTATTCATTAAACCCATACGTTTACTATTTTCAATTTGATTTTCGTTCGCCTTTTTACCAATATTCGATTCAGATATTTTTCTTTTTGACTCTTCTGAATGTTTTTTTGGTCCAAACCCACCACGTTCTAATTGAATTTTTCTACGGTTTTCAATTTGATTTTCCCAGTCATCACCATATATATCTTTATATGTTTTACCTTTATGATTTGGTGGTCTTGAATCTTCGCAAATATTCAATAAAATACCACCATCATCATAACCTTTTCTGCCGTATAATTTTATATATTTCTTTTCTAATTCATACGCTTGATCTTCATCAATAATATTTTCTACAATATAATGAATTATTGGCGGAGTACCAGCTTGTTTCAATGATTCAATTTTGTTCTTAAATCTTGTTTTATTTTTAGGCGATTTAACAACATTCATCATATGATCTGTTGCTCTTGTTCCTTTACCTTTTCCAATATAGAAAGGTTGATTATTTGTCGGATCAGTATATCTGTATATGTAAAACATTTAAGCCTCCTGTTTATTCTATTTATACAAACAAGAGACTTAAATTACCTATTACAAAGAGAAATTCTTAAATGAATCTTCTCTTATATCAAGTTTAACTCCTCCAGAAATATAACTTGACAGTTCCGTTTCTTGAGGCGCAACTTGTACATCAGAGCCACTGATCCACTTCTGCGTCCAAGGCAATGGATTAGATCCACCCTTGTATGTAGTAGGCAATCCAATAGCAGTCATTCTTTTATGACAAATCCACTCGATGTATTGTCCAAGTAAAATTTCTGAGAGACCAACCATCGACCCGTCCCTGAATAGATAACTTGCCCATGCCTTTTCTTGCTCAACAGCGCTGTTAAATAGGTTGATGCATTCATCTCTTGTTTCTTCTGCAATTCTGGCGAAGTCTTCATCTTCTTTCGGTAGTGCCTTGAGTAGCTGTTGTGTTCCAGCGAGATGCAGGTTTTCGTCACGAGCGATAAACTTAATGATTTTTGCATTACCTTCCATCCTCTTGACTTCCGCAAATGCCCATGAACATGCAAAAGATACATAAAACCTAACACCTTCAAGAACATTAACAGACATCAATGCAAGCCAGAGAGCCTTCTTGTGCTTGTATTCCGTATCCCTCTCATATTGATTCTTTGGCAAACTATTCCACCAAATCAAATCATCATAGTACTTGGAAATATCACCAGCGCATTCCACAATCTCTGGAATATCCATTATCTCATCAAATATCTTGGAAGGGTTTGGATAAATGTTTCGTATGATGTGCGTATAGCTGCGTGAGTGGATGGTCTCTGAGAACGCCCAAGTTGTGATCCAGGTTTCGAGTTCAGGTAAACTACAAATAGGTCCGAATGCCATTGTTGGTGCTCGACCCTGTACTGAGTCAAGGAGAATTTGTCGCTTAAGATTTGAGGTAAAAATATGTTGTTCATGAACAGTTAGATCCTTAAAGTCCTTGGCATCCTTGTAGATATCTACCTCTTCTGGGCGCCAGAAAAAGCCCAGCTGACGATCTGTTAATTTTTCTATCCACGGATATTTTTGACGATCATATCTAGCAATTGTTGGCGCATCGTCAAAGAAACAATTTACTTTAGTATGATCTTTTTTGTTATTAGCGTCAAATACACTGTACGACATTGTGCACCTCCTTATGATTTTCGATATTTGCTTTGGTGATCATTTTACCACATAAATCACATTAGCCTTCATCTGTGCTCTCCCATGCCCAATTAACTACGATCCAATCATCAAGACAATCATGAAATGAGTAGTTTTCATCTACATGCTCTTTACCAAACTTCTTACACATCTGTTGATACCAATGCGGCCAATACTCATGTAGAATTTCTGCTTCTGACATAACTTTTACATATCCACCCTCTTCGTCTGCTAAAGGGCTTTTGGGATCATATTCATTATAGCAGAAGTATTTCATAGCTCAATTCCAAATCGTTCTTTGATTATACGGATAGACTCGTCATCATTAGCACAACGCATTTTACCATTTGACGTATCATGTGTTTGTTCACAAATATCAATACATTCTCTGATGATCAACATAGCGAACTTTTCAACTTCGCTGTTATATCTAGTTTTACTCCAAATAATGTCACCATTATCGTCTAAGTGTATACCAGTCTGTTCTAAAAGTTCTTCAATTCGCTCGTTCATCACAACCCCTCTCCATGTTCGCAATCAATCTCGACACGGACGCAGGCAACACGAGAAGCACCTGCATGTCCATCCGCTTTTTCTCTAGTATCAAATAGGTCTAGAGTCCAGTTGCTCGATGGATATAAGTTTACCCAATATGACCGCTTGATACGAGGGCGGACTTCGATGAGGTCAACGCAGCTTTCATCGTTAACGTAAAGAACGCCACTTTTAGTCCACGATGTCGATTCCCATCCTCCATTAAGCCGTATTGCGCCATGAACAGGAAATAGGCCCCCACCATCCGTCGCATAGATGCGGACTTCATTGCCATCACGGGTGCGATACTTTTTGTTAATATCAATCATCACTTATCTCCAATCTCACTGAGAGCATATTCATGACATTGCTTCATACGAATCTGTTGCATGATACCAAAAGGTGTATACTCATTAATGTGTTTGTCTACGCCCATCAACTTATCGTGATGCTTCTGTAGCGTATCAAGCACAACATCATAATCTGGTTCGTCGTCAGTATCTGCGGTAGTAGAATCGTTTGTCATATTCAAGGTATCCTTCTGGCATCGTATAAAGAGTGTTATCATTGGCATTGAGAAGATGTGGTTTCATCTCCTCCTTTGAATGTACGATAACATATTCGCACTTTTCAATTCTAGCGTAGATATCTTCGAAAGTCAACTTCATTTTCTTTGCTTTCATTGCATTATTCCGCCCAAAGTTCAACACCTAATGAAACCATTCTCATTGCAATTTCTCTATTCTTATGATCTGAACCATAAACACCACATTGAGCAATAATACCAGAATCTTTATGTGTAACACGAATATCATGAGATGGAATACCTACCTGTTGCCCTGTAGGTTTCTCTGTTGACCAAGTATCACGATATATAAGTTCTACTTTATATTGATTACTAATTGTATCTCTTATATTTCCATTTATATCCGTAGGCATGTTTAAATTTACCTTCTATTGTATATTTAATGTTTGATGCATTACCATTTACACTTTTTGCAGCTGCTGACAAAGATTCATATTCTTCTAAAAATACACCGTCTATTGTATACTTTTCTACTGGTCTTAGCAAATTATTTTTTGCCCATTCATCCCATCCAGCTTTGGTTTTTTCCATATTTTCCTTTGTATGTTTTTTACCAAGCATTCCTTTTGGGTGTGGTTTTTCTTGCCATCTAGTTTTTAATCTTTGTATGTTTTGCTCTTGATATATTGGATCATTGTTTATAAATTCAAATCCACCACCAACCTTTGCTTTCATATTATAAAACATTTTGTTGTTAGCAGCATCATAAAAATCAATATAGTATTGTTCTCTTTCTCTAAGAATTACATTATCTTCAACTGATTCTAATATAACTCTATCAAAATTATCAATACCATACTTTTCTATTGCTCTATTGAAAGCCTTACCAGAACCAAGATAATTATCATTCTCAGTTCCAATATGGCTTCCAATATATTGCTTGTTATTTATTTTATTAGTCCAAATATAAACGAATCCAGCCATTATTATCTCCTATTTGAAACAGCTATACTATTTATAATATAACTGTTTTAAGGAGTATTAGATTGTACAGCTATCACATTGTTCGTCTTCAACTTGACTTGGGGCTAACTGATCCATTGCTGGGTTTGTTGCCTCATACTCTCCTGCCCCATCATTTGTTTGAAAATAATATAATTGTTTCATTCCCCACTTATACGCTAGAAGCAGATGGCCGATCATATCACTCATCGGTATCTTTTCATCTTCATAGAACTTTGGGTTGTACGAGGTGTTAACGGATATTCCTTGATCAATGAACTTTTGCAATACCCCGCAAAT